CAAATAATTCATAAAGCTGATCGACTAAAGCATTAATGCAAACGGATAGAGCATAAACTTCTGCATTAGCAATATTGTAAGTAGCTTCAGAAACATCATTAGTTAATTCGCCCTTAGCAACTTCAAAGACATCATATGCTTCTGCTACAGAATTATCAGCTTCAAAAGCTGCAACACCAGCATCAAGCGTATATGCTTTACCATTTTCGTCTTTAATTGTATCTAGTTCAATGTTATTATATGCAACTTTACGAGTAGATGCATCTTCAAATTTCTTGATAATACTTAAAACTTCTTTAGAACGCTCAAAAGATTCATTATAACGTTCATACTGTTCATTACGATAAGCATTGTCGATCAATGCAATAGAATTCTCAATAGCATCAGAAGCATCGATGATATTACGCTCATTGGTAGCTTTGCCATCATCAGTATATCTGATAACAGACATATGAATATCTTCTTCCTTGTTGGTACGCTCATCATAATAAGTTTCGTACTCACCATTAATCTGACGACTTAAACCACTGAAAAAGTCAATCTTATTAGGATGAACTTCAGGATTGATAAGCTTAGCTAATTTCTCATAGTTGTCTTCATTGAAGATAACTGTGAAGTAATCACAGTAGTTGTCGATTACGTCAGTGATAAAGAAAGAACTACCACTGTTAGACATAGCATCAGGATCTAAAGAAACAAGGAAAGGACCTTGAATAACAGATACACTACCAGTACTAGAAGTTTGTGTTACTTCAAAATTATAAAGACGGAATTCGTAAGTAGAATCATAAGCTTCAGTTAAGCTAAATCTGAAACCTAAGTTATTATATCCCTTACCTCTACCATTTGGAATTACTGCAAACAGCATATTGTTTGTATAACCATCAATAGTTTCAGCAGTGACACGTCTTAATTCAGACTCAATTTCCGTTTTAGACGTATTGTTAAGGTTAGTATAAGTAATGCAAGGACGTAACTCGACATTATCTACAACTACAAGCTCACCATTAACATCTAATACTTCTTTCTGGGTTTTCTTAGTCTGAATGTTAACAATAGCATTTGCATAGCCAGCATCTTCAGGAAGAACACGTAAGCAATATACAGCACCGCCAGCATTCAACCAGTTAACAATATTGTAACCAGCCTGACCATATAGCTTCATGTTAGGTTCGCCATAGTTAAAAATAAACTCAGAAGCAGAAGTTATAGTTTGGATTTCATTGTCAATACCCTTTTCAGAAGTAAAAACAGCGAATAATTTAGTAGTTCCTGAAGCAGTAATATACGTAGTAGAATTGTCAGTAATAGTACTGCTTACAGAAGGATGTACATAACTAATTGCCATATAAAATTTCCTGCTGTTAAAAATATAATGTAGTTGTTTATTTTATATTATACAGCAGAAACCTCCTTTCTTTTTTTGTCATAAATTTTATAAAGTTATAGCAGTTTATAAAGTTTTATATATTTGTTGAAACGAATGAGAACTTTTCATAGAATTCATAAAACTAGGAGAATAAATCTAATATCTTGTTCTGAAAAAATGATAAAAACTTCGATTATTCTAAAAAAAGAATAATCGAAGTTTAAATGTTATTAGTACTTTATGGTTGGTTCGATTGGAGTTTCTGCTTCTTTTCCGCCATCTCTGGATTTAGAAACAGAATATACAATCGCTTTGTTAATGTTTTCACTAGTCATAGCTGTAAATGAGGAGGAAAGCATAGCTAATTCCTTAATAGATGCCTGCTTGTAATCTAATTCTGAAATCTTTGAATTAGATTTTCCTATAACTTGTCTAAATGGAATTTCTGGATTTTGCTTATACCTTGCTAACTCAGAAATAGTCATTTCTAGAATTAATGAAGGAACCTGTAAATCAGTACTATTTGTTTCCATGTTTTCTAGATAAAGTTTAATAAAGTCACTATACTTAATCATTTTTGGGAGTTTTCCCTTCTGATGTAACTTTAATAACTTTTCTGTGTTTTTATAGCTTTTTGCATGGTTAAGATTATTGATGAAAATGTCATTTTGATAAAGAGTAAAAATCTTATAACTATCTTCTACTTCATCATCACTATCAAGTTCTTCATCTATTCCATCTTCATTAAAATTCCTCTCAACTAATACTTCTTTAACATTATCTTTGAACTCAGAAAATGAAAAAGTAATATCTTCTGGTAAAGATAGCTGATAAGTTTCATACTTAGTACTGTCAGGGTCTTTATAATAACGCATTACAAAGCAAGCTATAGTCTTGATCTGAGTTCCAAGTTCTTCAGCAAGCATATCTTCATCAAAATAAGATTTAGGGAGGTAAATATCTAGTCTATTGCCTACAAATACAACTTTATCTTCTTCTTGTTTTAAAAAGGTATAAGTCATAGTTAATTAATTCTCGCATTCTTCAGTATTATCGACATCTTTCTTAAAGTCTTTTACTAAAAATTCTACAAGAGGATCCGTACTATCTAAAATTAGGAGGTTTTTAATGGTATTTGAAATGTAAATGTAATACCTGTCAACATCATTCTGCTCAATAAAGTAACAGAACTGGTAAAATCTATAATGTAACAGGTGTTTAATACAATCTACATTTGTATTTTCAATAACTTCAAGAACAGACTTTAGAGATTCAAATTTCTTTCCACTATTTTCTAGTTTCTCGCTAGCCTTATCAAGCAATTCTTCATATCCATCGTACAGATGATATTTATCATTTTTCAAAGGTCTAGTCCAATCATAGATCCAGTCAATCTGTTCTAAAGCTTCAGTACAAACAGTTTGAGCATCATAGAATTCCTTGATATTTTCATCTTCTTGATGTTCTGCAATATATTGAGTGTACATATCAAGTTTGTTCTGAACGTTCTTTCTAAGCAATTCAAAAATAATGATTCTGGAATTGTTAGGAATCTTTTCAGGGTCTAAATTGTTTTCTCTAATAAAGTCACCTATGATAGCATTAACAGATTCTTCGTAATCCTGTTTGTACTGTGCTATCTTACGATTAGTTTTATTGATAGCATGATTCATGTTCGATGCAGACTTATTTTGTAAATGTCGATTATATTTTTGTTGTTGTACGAATTTACTTCTTTTTTTGCTACCCATAAACTATTATACCTTTCTACTTTCTTCATGTCTTAGCAGAGTGATTAAGTCAATTCTAATGGAAGAATACAGATCATATTTGAAGTCATCATCATTGATAGGTTTAAAGTACTCTTCAATGAACATCTTTTCCAAGTAAGTGTTAAACTTGTTTTCAACAAGTAACTCTTTCATTGCAAAATTAGTAGCTTCATACTCATCAGTACTTATAATTTCTTCCACAATAGATTCTGGTTCATCATTGTATTGAGATATGTTCTCTATGATTTCCTCGATGTTATAAAGAAGTGTGATATTATCAGGATTACTTAAAGATTTCTTTAAAGACTTGAACATTAAATCTTTCTTTTCTTCTTCATCGACATAGTTTACGATTAAGTCTTTTTTATGTGAGTACAAGTAACTGACAAAGAAATTGATGAGGTTATTCTTATACTTTAGAACTAGGAAATTATACAGTTCTCTAGTATAAAAAAAGAAATCATCGCTGTCTAAGTTATTACTAAGCTCAGATGAAATTGAAAAACGTTCTGCTAATGCATCATAGATCTTTTTGTAAACACTTTTTCTAATATCTTTACATCTTTCAATGATTATTTCATCTTCTGGATAGAACTGTGTTATAAATTGAAAACGTGTTTCAAATACAGCAAGCATATCATTGTATATTGCAGAGTTAACCATAGTTGTCTTTAACTGTTCTTCAATGTTAGAAGTAATGATATCATCTGATAATTTTGCTAAAAGATCAGCACGTTCTGTTTCAGTTGGCTGAAACAAGTTAAAGTCATTGTCTATTTGATTGACCATTTTACTTATTTCCTCTCTTTCTATTTAATTCTCTGGCATTTTTTCATAAGTAGCACCTTCTACAACTGCCAGAATATCTGATTCGTTGACCATTATATACTTAAATCCCTCAAAAGGTACCCATTTTCCAGTTCTTTTAGGAATAATTACAACTGCACCTTCTTTAATATCTTTGTTTCTTACTTTTGGACCAACAGAAGATACAATATGGAATGCAGGAACCTCCGTCTCTACTAATTTTGAAGGAAGTACTATACCGCTTTCAGTTTCTTTTTGAATATAGGGGATTACGATAACATTGTCATTTAAAGGTCTTAATTCGCTCATTTTAAACTAATTTCCTTTCCTTATAAGTATGTGGATTTTTAATGTATTTTTACATTTCTACTTTAAAATTAAAAAAAGAAAGTATCTATAATTCTGATACTTCCTTTTAAATTAAAGATTTAGTCAAACTTATAGGTAGCTAAAACTGTAAAATATTCTGGTAGAGTAGATGTCATTTCCATTTTTAAATTCTTTCGTTCAATTGCATAACTCTTTGAGTAAACATCAGATCGTCTATTTAGAAAGTCTATATAAAAGATACAACTAAATGCTTTAAACTTAGCCGATGTATATAGTAAGTGGTCGATATAGGCTTCATTAGTAGAAATTTTTAAGAATTTAGTAACGTAAATCCATAATAAATATAACTCACTTCTATCATTAATTAGAAAATACGCAGGATTGTATTTGAATGTTAAGTCAAATTCAAATCTTTTGAAAATATCGTTAACAGCTTTAGATTCATTCACTTTAATAGCCTCCTTTGTTTTTATGTAAATCTAGGATATATATTTAAAAAATACTTTGTACGGTTCAACAAATTTATAAATTGATCTTCAAGAAAGGAAGGTACAAAAGATATATGGCACATTTAGTAAAAATTTTTAATGCACTGGTTCTTTACTCTTACAATATGCGAGCATTACATTGGAAGATTAAGGGTAAGAACTTTGATGGGAAACATTTTCTAGCTCAAGACTACTATCAAAGACTAGATGCTTTTGTAGATGAAGTTGCAGAAATGATGATGATGTTAGGTCACGCGCCTAAAGATCTTAAGACTGTTTTAGACAGTACTGCTAATGATCCAAGTGAAACTTTTTTAGTAGTATCCTGTGAATATGGACAGTCTTATACTGAGGAACAGATGACACAATCTGTAAATGAAATGTTCTGTCATTTGATGGCTCTTTATGAAGCTGCAGGTAAGGATGAAAGCCTACCTAGTGATGTTAGATCTAAGCTTGATGAGCATGTTTACTATTTCCGTTTAGAAGCTAGATATAAAGGAAATGCTCGTAATATGTCTGATGAGAAAACTGCAGAACTACCTGTTACTCCTCAAGTTACTCTACAACCAGTTAAAGAAGATACGAAAATTCTAGCTGAAGGTATTAGAGATGTCTTTGCAAGAGTTAAAGAACAAATGCAAACGAATAAAGAATACAATAAGAAGTATCAAGAATGGAGAAAGAAAGCTAAAGCTGAAGGTAAAGCATTCTTCCCTGCATTATCTGAATCTGAGGTTGATGAATTCTTTAGACTTGATACTAAGAGTGGTGTATTTGTTAAACATCCCAACCAATTAAAGAATATGTATGACAATGTTGTCAAAAATGTAAAGGCAAATAACTACATTTCTGAGCAAATGCCAATTATGAAACATTGGATTCAAGTTTATACTCCTCTTTACAATCAAGTCGTAAAGTAATTTTATTTGAGATATAACCTGTATTGGGTTATATCTCAAATTTTTCAAATAACGTATTTTGAGTGTTTATATCTATATATCTTTACCTTGTAAATGGAATAATTTTTATCATGAAAAGGAGAGATGTATTATGTTATCTAAAGACGACCAACAACTTATGAAAGTATTAGACACACATAATCTTAAAAAGATTGAGGAGGTATTAAAGACTGGTAAGGCAACCTATTACACATACATACCAGTTGCACTTACAAGAGCATTAGCATATGGTAGTTTTGAAGAAGCAGAATTGCTAGTTAAATATGGATGTGATCCTCATATTGGTGATGACAACCATCTGACAGTTGCAGCTATCAATGGTAAATTTGAAAATGTAATTTATTGGCTTGATAAGTATGGTACTGTTTGTGAAGAAAAAGAATTACTATCTATAGCATTAACTGGTTGTATTGACAGAAAGTCACTTGATTGGTTTAAGTATTTTGTAGAGAAGCGAAATGTTGAAATTACTGAGTCTGTTGTTAATTATACACTTGCATATGGTAACAAACCTATACTTGAGTACATACTTAATAGAGGAAATATTACAGTAGATCCTGAAACTGTGAAAAAGTTTATTAGAGAGTTCTTTATGTTTTATGATAAAGAATACAAAGTATACTTAGAAAAATTATGTAGTTAAAATTAATGATAGAAAAAGTAATAGGTTATCTTCACCTTCTTATTACTTTTTTTTTTGGCATCGGGAACATAGAAAAAAAAAATAGTAAGTTTTATTGGAACTTACTATTTTTTTTCTTGCTATCAAATATATCCTTCTTGCATCAATTCTTTTTTGAATTCTACTGATAGAGTATAGAGTAAACTGTAATTAGTTTTTATAATATCCCAATTGAGATGTTCTTTAAATTCTCTTAGAAATCCTTCAGGTAAGTCTTTCTTCAAAGAAATAAGATTCCAATTAAATTGGTGTTCCCACCAGTTTTTAACTGCACTATTATTAAAATTTATTGGATAGATATATGACCATTTAATTTGTAGATTGAATATTTGTTGTTTTGTTAAGTTAATCTCCACTTGGAATATACCCTTCCTCTCTCATTTCTCGTCTAAATTCTCTGGAAATAAAGTTTATAGTATAAGCATATTTCCATTTTATTTTGTCTTTCATTTCTCTAATGAAGTCTTCTGAAAGTATACAACACTCAGAAATTATCTTCCAATCTACTTTATCTTGGAATTCTCTTATGAAATCTTCAGAGAGATCTTGATTGATAGAAATACACTCCCAATCTACTTTATCTTGGAATTCTCTTATGAAATCTTCAGAGAGATCTTGACGAATTGAAATAAACCTCCAATTTACCACATCTATATATTCTCTTATGAAGTCTTCAGGTAATGTTGAAAATGCACAAAGATCATCCCAATATTTTTTATATCTCCACCATTCACCATTCTTGATATTTTTACTTCTTATAGTAAGTGGCTTTATATTAGAGTACTTGAATCGTAGATCAAATAGTTGTTTCTTTGATAGTTTCTTCATTTTCTTTTTTCTTCTTACAATTCAAATTTATATCAAATTCTTTAATAAGCCGTTGCCAAATCATTCGATTTAAGTTTAGACTTAGGGTTAAGAGCCTTGGATTGCCTTCTTTTTTGTAATAGAAGTGATCACCATTCATCCTAACTAATTTCCAACCATTCTTATATACAATCCGTTGTGCTTCTTTAAAGCTGTAAACTTTCATTTTTGGCATGTTTTATCTATAGTTCCTTTCTAATATCTATCAAGTTTAAAAAAAGGAAGGTTACCTATTTCTAGGTAACCTTCTAAAGTTTTTAATCAAGTTCAGTAAGCATAGCTTCAAGCTCTTCAATAGTTTTACCTTCAAGAGCTTCATTCTTCTTTGCTTCCATGATAGCCATAATCTTCTGCTTCTGTTCCTTCTTTGCCTTAGCTTCAGTTCTTGCCTTAGCTTCAGCGAGCTTAACAGAAACAATGTGCTTGACAATCTCAATCTTCTGGTTGAGTTCTACATCTGCTTCGGTCTGAGTGTGAAGCAGACTTTCTTCATTGATTTGCTTCTTCTGAGAGTTAAGAGTCTTGAAAATACTATCGAGATCTTCTACCTTAAGATCCCAAAGATCCTCAACACTTACCATACCTCTAAAGGGGAATCTAAACTTCTTTCTAGTTGCAATTTCAAACATGATATTTTCTCCTTTGTATAATTTTATTTTGTTTTACTTGGTTTTTAAGTCTTGAACGAAATTCAAGACAAGTTCGTATGCTTCAGCTGCAATTCGGCAGTCATGTTGGTCTAGGCCACTATACTCTTTAGAATTAGCATACTCAGTTACTTCTGCTATGTGTTCATTTAAGAATTCAATGACCTGATCAAGTTTATTATTCTCATCCATATCAGAATTTCACCTTGAGAACTCTTTCAGTGGTTCCCTTAACCTTTACGATTACTTCATTTCTCTTAGTAGAAGAGAATCCAATGCCAGAGAGCTGATCATTGGTGTCTTCAACATTCATCTTACCACCGAGAGCTTCAAATACTCTCTTATGCTTTTCAAGTTCTTGCTTGAGGAATTCATTATAGAATCCATTAGGAGATTCAGGGTTAATACAATCCTTCAGCATGAAGAAATAGTGTCTATGACCAATGCCATTCTGTTCATCCCAGTAATTAGGCGAGTAACACATAACAGAAACAGGAATAAACTGGTTGGTATTAAGTCCCCATACTTCTTTAGAGGAAGTACTTGAAGGAAGCTTTTCCTTGATAGTAAAGCTCTGACCGTCCCATGTAACATCAGCTACATAAACTTTCTCTCCAGTTCTAAGTTCTTTATTGTAAGCGAAAGAATAGATTTGTCCATCGAATTCAATCTCTGCACTAAATCCATCTCTACCACCCTTGTTATTATAGCAGTGTACAAAGAACTGATAAGTACCCTTCGGCATCTTATTTCTACTTGCATAAGTAATATTTTCTACAGCAGCTTTATTTTGAATGGGGTTGATAATATCTACGTCAAGCATACCAGAGGAAGGATGACGATAGCTCTTATTACCATAATAGATTTCAAGACCGCTGGGTTCAATGCAATGAGCATCAAAGTCATTAGGATTGTAGGATGTATCGTTCCACTGAATGGAGAATCTGAGATCACCAGTGACATCACCACCAGCAGCCTTGACATTTTCCTTCATAGTGCTGTCAGTCATATTACCAGAATATGCCCAGCTAAATCCATTGTTCCACTTGAACATGGTCTTACTATTCGTATCCTTGGGTGCAATCAAAGATACCATGCTAGAAGCATGCTTATTCTCAAACAGAACTTCAAGTTCTCTTGCTGTAGGAAGAACATTGCTGATGAAATTGTCAATTGTAATTTCCTCAACCTTAGAGAACTTCTTAGGGTTTACAGCTACCTCCTTGGACATCTGATCAAAGATATCAAGTCCTCCCTGAATTCTCTTAGCAGAATCCTTATTAGAGAAGAGGATATTGTTGACCGTAATATCATCAAGTGTAGCATATCTTCTGGACAAAGAATCCATGTAACCGAGTTCTTCAATGGTCTTCTTTGCATCTTCAAGCATCTTCTGAGTGAAGATAGCCTTAGGTCTCTTGTAAGTACTAGGAGCTACGATCTGTTCATACTTACGAACAGCAAGATCAAGATCCATATCTTCACTGATGTTTAAAAGAAGTGTACCAATACTATGATTACGGATACGTCCAATAACTGCACCTACTTTAGAAGACATAACCCAAGCATAGTTATTTTTTTCTTCTTCTGTAGTAAGCTTTTCATACTGCTTCTTGTACTTTAAGAGATCAGTAAGAGCATGCTTCCATTCATCACCCCTATAAAGCGTGTTGGAAGAAATAAGTTCAAGTACAGTATCGATACTTTCCTTGGTAATTTCGTCAAGAGAACGTTTAAAAACATTCTTAGTGTCTCTAAAATCACCCTGAAGATCACCAATGGAACGATTAGATCTGTCAACAAACTTAGATGGAAGATCAATAAAGAAGTGTTCCCATTTCTTTACTTCTCCATTTCCAAGATCTTCAAAGTTGGATGCAGTACCGATTTTATTAAACTTGCTGATGTAAACATTTGTGATGACATTAGCCTTGATAAATGCATCAAGAGCGTTTACAACAGGCTGGAAGGTTGTACTACATGCATCAAACTCCCAAATAGTCTTGATCATGTTGTCCTTAATGACGACAACATTACCAAACTGCTTGATGAAATGTCTGCAACAGCTACAATCAAACTCTCTTCTTTCTCTGTAAATGGGGTTGGTTCCTTCAGGGAAACTGTCGAGATAAAGATTCCAGAGTACATCCTTATCTACTTCAACTTCATAAAGATGAGTTTCATCTTTTGTAAGATTTTTGAAGTTTTCCTGAAATTTGATTAGGAAGTTTTTAAATTCCATTTTGTGTTTCTCCTTTTATAAAAATTTTAAATTTTTTCCTTTAGTCTATAATCGACTGCGTTTTTCAAATATGCAAGATAACTATTATCTTGACACATTGCCTTTCCAGGTGTATCACTGATCTTTGCTACAGGATGTCCATTAACATACTGAAGTTTGATAACAATGTTTAATGGATCAACATCTGTATCATTGGAGAGATAAGTTCCAATACCAAAACTTACATTGATACGTCCTCTGAAATGGTTATATATGTCTTGTGCTTTAACAAAGTTAAGACTATCACTAAACAATAAAGTCTTTGTTTTGGGATCAATGCCAAGCTTGATATAATGAGCGATAATCTTTTCACCCCATTCAATAGGATCGCCACTATCATGTCTTACCCCAGTATAACAGGTAGCTTGAAGCTTGTTGAAATCCATGAGGAACAAATCAGTTCCCAGTGTATCAGTTAATGCAGTTCCATTATCACCTTGATATTCATCAAACCATTCTTCCATTGCCATTTTATTTGTATATGCAAGAGTAACACCAGGAATGCCTTGATACATCTGTACATACTCATGAGCATAAGTTCCAATAGGCTTACAACCATATTTCATAGCAAGATAAACATTTGATGTACCAACACACTTACCAGTTTTAAGTAGTTCACCTACTACATAATCTTGCCATTCTCTGGAAAGTCTTCTACGACAACCAAATTCTGCAAACTTGAAATTATATTCTTCTGTTTTGAATCCTTCGATCTTATGATCAAGTTTTTCTTTTGCAGAATCCATAAGACGCATATAATCATACTTCATTCTGAAATAGGTTTCATTAACAATTTCAAGAAGATAGATTTCAAATTGCATGACTGAGAAGAGTGGACCTTCAATTGTAATATTCAAGTCTCCTATAATATTTCCATTTTCAAGTTTCTTAGGAGACCTCCAACAATTTACATATCTACGGAGAGGTCTCCAAAGTCTAAGGAACTCTACATAGTCACTCTTAATAAATCTTAAAGAGCCAAGATAATCAAGTTCTTCATCTGAAAAAGTAAGAGAACATAAATAGTCAATTTGTTCGTTAATTTCCTTAACCATTTCAGGAGTAAAGTCAATATTCTCATTTCTACACTTGAATAGATATTTACCATTCAAGTTAGTGTGTTTATGGAACATGACCTGATTCATGTTGAACTTGTACAGATCAGTATCAAGAAGCGATACAATAATAGGACTTAGAGTCATCATAATTATTTCCCTTTCTGATTGGTTTTACACATCTTTTTCAAACGGTCAAACATAATATCTTCTCCAGATAAAGCCATCACTAATAAAAGGTCTTCTAATTTTTCTCTATCTGAAAGATTAAACTGGTTTTCATCTCTATGAGTTCTATAATACCTCAAAGGAGACTCGCAAGTATACTCATCTTTCAAATAGATTTTAGATGCCGCTACTCTATCACACATCATTTCTGCAAAATATTTTACTGGCATTCTAATAGGTCCAGACTTTCCATCTGGTAGAATATCTTGCCAATATTCTGCATGATGCTTGTTATGACTTTTATGATGAAGCCATGCTTTTGAATAACCATACTTAGCTCTTTCACCAAGATGGGGTGATCCTTTCCCAGTAAAGAATCTAACTCCATTAATAAACTCAGTGGGAGAGTATTTTGACAAGTCATGTGTAATTCCTTGCCAATATAATCCACAACGGAAACAAAGTCTACGGACTGTTTTACGATGTTTATGAACAGTCATTAAATGACCAAAAAACTTTTTGATGATGTTCATATATTATTCTCCGATCACTTCGATTTGACACATTTTCATAGTGGTCAATGCTGCTTTATGAGTTTCAGGGGTTACGCCAGCACAGCAAGAAGCATCAACAATGATTTTAGTCTCAGGAAGGAAAGCTTTAAGAAGCATCGCATTAGAAACCACACAGATGTCAGTACAAAGACCAATGAGTGTAATTTCACCAATTCTCTCATACTGTTCACCATATTCTTTTAAAGTTTCAGCTATATAAGTACTGCCAAAAGTTGCCTTTTTAACATAGTCAACATTGTTTAAACGGAAAAGAAGATCATCAACCTCTCTATTAAGTTCCCATCCAGTAGTTCCATCAATACAATGCTCTACAGGTAGTAATCTTCCTTCCTGAGTTACAGAATAATCTCTTCTGTTATGGGTATCCTTGGTTACAATTATATCCTGACCATCAAAATTTTTGATCTTTTCAATGACCTTTGGTACAATTGCTTGTGCTTCCTTAGTTCCAAGAGCACCGTCGATAAAATCATTTTGCATATCGACAACGATTAAAACTTTTTTCATTTTTGTTTCTCCTTGTAAAAAATATTGATTTTTGAATCAAATTTAGGATATATAGTTAAAACGAGGATAAATACGGAATATGATTATTCATCTAAGATACATTCAGGATACTCCTTAGACCAATAGCCACCATCTTCTAAAAACCATTCTATCTGTGGCCAATAATCCATTACAAACTCAGAATTAAGTCTATCAAGCTCATCTAATGATAGTTCATCACCTATAAAAAGATCAAAACTATCAAATACATCATACCAAAATTCATCATCGTTATAATAAGGATCTTGATATGCATTTGGAACATCTGGGTTGGGTTGTATTTGCCATTTAAATTTTAGGTTAAATATTTGATGCTTTGTTAATGTTTTCATTTATATATCCTTCTTTCTTCATTTTCTCATAGAGCGCAGTAGATAATTTTTGACTGTTAATTATTATCTGCCAGTTTACATAATTTTTCATTTCTTCAATGAAGTCTTCTGATAACTGTTGGTATCTAGAAATACCATCCCAATCTAACTGATCTTTGAAATCTCTTATAAATTCCTCAGATAAAATAGCTTTGTATGCAACATCTATAAAGAATAATTTTTGAAAAAGTGGACTTTCAAAATTTCCCTTCTCTACACCCCATTTAAACTTTAAATCGAATATCTGTTTCTTAGTTAGTGATACCATGGTTTTATATAACCTTCATGTTTCATTTTTTGGTAAAAATCTAAAGAAATATTATCTCTTTGATATTCAATCAAACATCTCCAATCTATATATTCTCTCAACTCATAGATAAATTCTTCTGATGATAATTTTTGCCACATACAAACACTTTTCCAATCTAAATTATCTTTAAACTCTCTCATAAAGTCTTCAGATAATTCAGTAGTATATGCTAAAACTCTAAAGAATAGTAAAACATCGCCTTCGTCTAATAGACCAGTATCTAAGTTCCATTTAAACTTTAAATCAAATATCTGTTTTTTCGTTAGTGGTTTTGGTAAAATACTCATAATAATTTCCTTTAACGAGTCATTAAAAAAGAAAGAAGATTACCTAATGAAATAGGTAATCTTCTAAACGTTTTATTGTGTTAATGCTTTTCTTGTATCATCTAATAGACTTGGTGGTAAAAACCGTTCTTTGTTTAAATAGTTCAAGTATTCTGACATTTCATCTAAAAATGATAAAGAAAGTTTCTGGAACATAAGAATATACGGCCAGTATAGATAATCTTTATACTTTTTCATAAATTCTTCAGAAAGTTCATAGTGTTCACAAATGCAATAAACATTCACCCATGTTACTTGCTCTATAAACTCACTAAGGAATTCTTCAGTTAGTTTATCTTTATGATTTGTAATAAGAAAATTCCAAGTTTCTTCATTTTCGTACCAACTTAGAAAATTCTTATAATAGCCACCGTATCTACCAAGATCAATATTATTCCTTCCAATTTCATCTATTTCAGGATACTTGAACTGTAAATCAAATAGTTGTTTTTTAGTTAGTTCTAGTGGTTTCATGTTAGCTGTATCTACTATATTCTCCCATTCTATTTGCAGATGGTAACTCAATTATAGATGCATATGCTTCTTTCTCAGTGTAATAATACTTGTCTACATGTCTTACAACTGTAGAAGTTATATCTCCTAATGAAACAATATACTTTTGCTTATTACCAAGTGAATACTGAGCAAGTAAGTAACCATGATTTACTTCATGATATTCTTTAAAGCCTTCTGCCCACCAGACCTGTTCAAGATAATCATCAGGTACATTAAGATTGTTTTTTCTGGACATATGATTAAACCTCCAAAGTTAATAATTTATTACCAACAAAAAACAGCCAAGAATGCATCATCATCTGTGTAATAAAATCTATCATGATTCTTTTGGTCGGAAATATAGTCAAGTTGTTTCTTATATTGCTTCTTAAATTGATTGATTATATCTTGGTCGAAATAATCGACACTCATTTCAGTGATAAATTCATGCATATCTCGCCAAAATCTTATATCGTAAAACTTATTATAGAAATCACTAGTATGATATTGTTTAACGAAATCATCAGTAATACTGAAATATTTACCTCCGAGATCGTCATACTGAGAATCATCTAAAGTTGGTTCTATGTAATGCTCTTTTATCATATCATTGATAAAGTTGTTAGAAAATGGTGGAAATCTAACTTTTATAGAAAACCAGTCTATATCTTTTTTATCCTTGAATTTTCTAAAAACTTCTTCTGATATTGATTCGTTATTAGAAAGCTCATAGAAGTCCAAATACTCATTAAATTCGTCAATGAAGTCATTAGGTAACTCGCAATTTTCAGAAATCCAATCCCAGTACTCTTTATGATTCCACCAATTTTTCTTTTTCATTATACTTGGTGATGCCTTAATGTTCCATTTGAGCTGCAAATCAAATACTTGTTGCTTAGTTAGTGGTTTCATAGTCTATCCTTTCCTTATTAAAATTTTACTAAGGTAATGATATATAAATAAAATTTTCATTCATTTTTAATGTTTTGATAAATTATATTTTTACATGAAAAACAATAGATTAATAGGAAAACTTACTAATTCATAAGGAAAGGATGGAGTAAGAAAAGTTATGATTTTAAATGAAAAACAAACAGAAATGTATAAAAATTGTGTGTTCCTGAACGAAAGTTTATTTAATAAACAATCCGTAGGTTACTACGCAACTACATATCCAGTAAGTGGTAATACGTTAAGAACTAACACTAGTGTACATGAGACAAAAAGCAAAACATTAAGAGTTCAAATAGGTTTTAGTGCTAAAGGACGATTAGCAGAATGGAAAGAACATGAATCAAGTATTAATGAATATAATACTCCTATCATCATAAACAGAAAGTATGAATCTGCTTTAAAAAACTTAAAGATTTACTTATATAAGGTAAGATTTCAAGGTTCATTTGTTAGTAAGAGTGATAAAAAATACGGTAAACAATTAAGAACAGAAACAGAAATATTAGAAACTGAAGTTGATAGTGCTGCTAATTTCATCAAGAAATATAATATCCCAATTACATTTGAAGATAGTAAGAGTAATCCTGATGAGCGTAAAAAGCTGCTAGTATTTGCAATAAATACTTTCAAGGAAGAGTTAAAAGCAATAAAAGCTAAGTATCCAATAAAGAACTCAATTGGCATTTTAGATTATGCTAGTGAATCTTATAAGGATAACTACAGAGATGACTTTATAGATGGTGTTAAGGATAAACTTCCTATAGGTGATTATGACTTACTTAAATTTAGTAAGACTCCTAGAGACACAGATATTCAAAATGAATTCTGGAAGTATTCTGATGAGTTTGAAAGAAATGTTAATGCAAAGTTATCTAAGTATAAATGCCAGATAAAAGCAGATGGTGACTGGGATGACGGTTACTATTATTTAAAAGTCCTAAAGTAAAGGAGTGAAATAAAAAGATGAAGCTTAATGAAAAACAAATAGAAATGTATAAAGATTGTACATTTTTGAATGAAGGAATTGTTGGAGCAGGATTAACAATTACTGCCGTGTTAGCTATTCTTACTGCTGCAGACGTCATTGTTGAGGGTGTCTTAAATAAAAAGGCTATAAAAGCTTTACCTATTGCTATGGATGATTATGCTAGTATAAAAAAATTACCTAAATGCAGTGAGGTAAAGTTAATTACACTAGGAAATAATAGTTTTAGTTTAGACTATATAAATAAACACCCAGAACTAAAAAAGTATTTAATAAAAGATTATGAAACTACACATGACGAAAAACCAAAATCTGATAAAGATTTAATACAGTATTTAAATGGATTTTGTTTTGAATATCAAAACAAACTTCAATTTTATATGGAATTTGTAGGATATAAAAATTCAATGCAGCATTGTAAGTTCTTTAATAAAATTTTTACTAAAGAACATAAAAACTATGTAGATGCTATTGCATATATAAAACTAGTCCAAGAATCAAATTTAAAAATTTCTATTAATGTAAGAAATTTTATAAATGAATACAAACGATTAAAAAATGCTAAGTAATAAATAAGAGGATTACCTACTTTGGTAATCCTCTTTAAATTTACTTAACATATTTAAACTTAATCTGAAAATTATCATCTTCATGATAAAAAGAAATCTTTACAATAAACTCACTAAAATCTAAATAGTAGTTTGATACAGTATCATGCAACTCAGTTTTATCTCTTACTAGTTTCTTTAAACTACCTAAAACTTTATCGATATCCTTTATACTATCACTCCATATCTTTTCATCTTTAGCATTTTCAAAACGAAATTTATCTGTAGGATATTTTAAAGTAATAATCAAATTGTGGTCATCTTTATTGGCATTCACTGATTTTATCGTTTTTATTTGAAGTATCTTAGTTGATAAAGCTGAGCTTAACTGAGCTATAGTAGTATAGTAAGTTGCTGGAATAGTTTCTTTCTTTTTAGTTAGACTTTCATTTAAGAAAATACAATTTTTATACATTTCTTTTTGATTTTCATTGAGTGTCATTTTTAGTATTTCTACCTTTCTTTATAAAAGATTTCTATTTTTTACCATTTATACCAATTAAGATATAAGGGAAACTCGTATTAATTGTCATCTTATTAGACCATACTATACCATGTGTCTCTTAGACCTGTTTTTTCATTTCTTATATCACACACTATTGCATTTACTGGCGATTTATATCCTTGTTGATGTTCCCAATAACTTGATGCACATATAGTTGGAAAATATCTTACTCTTGAACCATTAATAGACTTTACTTCTTCATCATGATAATGGCCCAAGTTTATTTCAACAAACTTTGCATATGATAATTCTTCTTTTGCATATTTCATTGGCAATTCTGCAATATTCTTTTTAGGAGCATCACCATGGTGGTATAATACCAAACCAACTCCATATCTTCTATATTTAATTGGATTTGGTGATATATCACACGTAATATTCTTATCATTTCTAAAAGCATTTGAAACACTTCTTGCAAGCATATAACCGACTGTTCTATCATGATTACCACAAAGATATATGTATTCAACTGGTGCTTTATCTCCCAGCATTGTAAGTGTATCTATTAATAAATCTTCTGCACACTCTGTTATCTTAGCTACTCTTCCATCTACTTGCTGGAAAGTACCATTTGTAGTTTCTTGTTTATCATTATCTACATGGAGTAAATCTCCTAAAGTTACGAATACTATCTTTTTAAATTTACGTCCTTTACATCTTTCAAGTATATCATTAATGCATTGGAAGAATCTTTGTTTTACTATCTTCAAATCATAATCTACATTGGTTTCTTCTCTCCATGATAGTAAACCAATATGTAAATCAGGAATTTTTATCTCTAATATTTCGCCATCTGGATCATAATCATAACTACAAGTAGGTAACTTATCTTTTGAATAGTCTTTATCCTTAAAATAGTCATCTATATCTTCAAATGTAATCTCTACCTTATCTTTTGGTTTTACAGTAAGTTTGCTCTGATATAAGAGTGCTTTTTTATTATCTTTTGCTTGCGCTTGCCAGTAGTTTGTTTTATAATTGAGTACTTCCCATTGTCTTGGATTAAGATTATGTGCTTCTATTATTTCTTCTGGGCTTATATCTTTTTCATTTTCCATGACAGTTAGAATATCTTCAAACACTCTACTTCCATCTGCTCTTATTTCATAGCTTTTTTGCTGGATTCTTTCCTCTGATTCATTGATTTTTATGTCTTGTTCTTGTTGAGTTTTAAGTTTTCTTTCACGTCTCCATACATTTCTTGCTTTATCGTAGCATTGTTGGAAAGTTAAATCTGGATAATCGATTGCTAGATTAGTAGCTATCTCTCTCCATGTTAGTCCATTGTTTCGCATTTGAAACACTTTTTCATCAAAGGTCAACATAATTCACCCTTTCTTTTTAAATTTAATGTATTAAGTTATATGCTTTATACATTGTTTAATAACTTGTTTTTCATAAGAAGATTAGCAACTATTTTCTTAATTATTCTTCTTATATTTTTTCCAATTCGTATTATCAACCCTTACATCTATATATCTTTCAACTATAAGAACCATTGTTAGTTTAAATTTACCATACAAAAGGAGATATATACTATGTACAGATTTTATGATTACGCCAAATATTACAATTATCCTGAGAACCTTTTCAGAGCAATTTTAGATTCAGATGATGAAAAATATACTTCCGATATAGGTGATAGACTTATCAGTGTCATACAAAATGATGAAATTTTTCCTGATAGGTCTAAAGATATCCTTAAACTATATTTTTCTGATGGATTAGCCTTAAAAGAGATTAGTAAAATACATGACATAACAACAGGAAGAATAACACAAATCATACTTAAAGAACTAAGAAAATTAAGAATGAGAGAAAGGATGAGTTATATTAATAATGGTGGATTTAGTGAGTATAAGTCAAGGAACTATTCTAGTAGAAATGTTAATGGAGTTGACAGTAGTAATGGATTATTTTTCTGGACTGTTAATGGAATTAGTATGGTTTTCATTAAACATGACAAAATGAAAGTTAGAATCGAAAGAGCTATGACTAGGAAAGGGATTAAGACTTTTGATGAGATATTGAAATTAAATAGTAGGAAGGAACTTTATGATATACGTGGTATAGGTAATGCTGCTATTACTAGGATTATGGAGTACTTTGAGCATCTTGGAATTGATGTTGATAAGTTTAAAGAACCATGGGAATAATAAAAAAAAGAAACTCTTATTACCAAGAGTTTCTTTTTTTTTTTTGAAAGAAGATTACCTAATTCATTTAGGTAATCTTCTATAATTTTCTATACATTCTAATCCAAAATAGTTTGCTGCTCTTATAGTACGGCTTAGATCTAGTCCATCCCATAAGTTATGTTTATCATTCAAAATTAAAATAATCCAGCCACCAGTCAGGATCATCAGTATTAGGATTATCAATATGTTTAAACTCTGTAAATAATTCTGATTCATATATACCATCATATAATTTATCAGTTCCAACTTCTTTAATTACATAAGTAAATTCTTTAAAAAATAAACCGCTCTTCTTACTAGATACTTCCTCAACAGTATACTCAACACAGAATCTTAAAGTTCGTTTTAATATATTGGGGCGGATTTCAACTATCTTAAATACCTTATCGCCTACTTTAAATCTAGGCTTATCACCACTTTTATAAAATGTTTTTGCGTCTAACCATCCCATAATACTTACTCCTTATCTTTTTATTTTATTGTTTTTCATACATTTTTAATACTTTATCGAATTTTTATCCAAAATAGTACTTCTCGACACTAATAACTTCAGTATCATTCCAAATAATTTCCCAATCCTCATCATGACCTGATGAACAGTTAGTACAACTACATAAACTAGCTGTATTACCATCGTTATTAGTAAGTGAGACTTGTATGATGAGTTCTTTATTACAGATAGGACATATTGGGAAGAGTTTGTGGGAGTTGATAGTGGTATTATTGATGAAAGGGTAGGGTGAGGTCATATATCTAACTCCTTAAGATATTCATTTAGATCTTTCTTTAAAACTTTTTCTAAATTATCAAAGTCTTTGTAACTAATTCGTATGAGACCAATATTGTTATCTAAACAATAGTTAGTTTTGATTTCATCATGTAATTGAATTGTATCTAAGTCAGCTGCATAAGAACCAAAATTAGCTTTTTCGTAATGTTGTATACCATCAAACTCTATACAAAGATCATAAGCTGGAATATAAAAATCAAATGGTAAAGGATTTTTATCTCTACAGTCTTTAAATCTGTATTGCTGTATAAATTCTATATTTCTACTTTCTAAGACTTTTCTTACTCTTTGCTCACCTACAGATTCATTACATCTTGGACATTTATAGTCTTTTCTTTTGAAATGGTCTATATCGGTATCGAAGTCTCTACCACAACCACCAATATGTAAGATTTTTATCAAACTCTTAGTGTTTTTATAATTGTCTGAAAGAAGTTTATATTCACCAGAATGTTTAGTTTCAACAATTTTCTTAACATCTTCATAAGATAACCTATTTGGATGATTAATTACTTGGTATTGTCTAGAACATATAGGACATCTAGTATTTGCTTTATTCTTTGGATTTGTTAAGAATCCAACAGTTGGTTTTTTAAATTTTTCACCACATATTTTATGGAAAAATTCCATTGGTGTTTTGTTATCTTTACACTCAACACTTAGTAATTCGTATTCATCTCCATCTGGTAGGTTTTTGATTTCTTCTCTAAAACTTTCTAAAGTTCTTTCTTTATTTCCATAACATTTTGGACATCTTCTTCCTTGTTGAAATTTATTTGGTGTAACTTCATATTGATGTCCACATGTGTTATGCCTCATTTTAATTTTTACATCAGTTTTCACATATTTTCCTAAAACCGTATACTCATCTCCCACTAAACTATAAACTAAATCTCTAAATTCTTTATCTGTCATAGGAGGAACATAACCCTTTGCATTTTTATTACTCATATTATTTTCCTTTCTTATATTTCTTATTTTTATAACCAGGTGTATAATATATATTTTTGTTCTCTTTTAACAAATAAAAATCCCCTATTCCATTTAAGGAATAGGGGATCAATATATCTAGCTATACTCTATTAAGAATTCCTAGATTAATATCCAGGAGTCTGAGGTCTAATATCTTAGTTTGACATTTGTTAGATGTCAGTCTTCTATTTTCATAGAAGTAGAGATTATATCATAATCCATTTCTCGCTTTTGGATTCTAAATACAGATCGCAAACTTATGCGACACTTAATCGTTGAACCTTATTTCTAAGGATGCTGATTGGCAATAGCTTTTCCAGCAATTCTTTTAGATTTGATATGCATTTCTGCATAAAACCGCTATATTTGTTAACGGCACCGATATTATTCTTGATAGTAATACGGCAGATAAGGGGAGTGAACTCCTCAAGTGCATGACGCTTAGTCATCATAAGACTAGGAACGTTAGGCATATTAGGATCACGGTAACCTCTTTCTACGTTAAAGGTGTAAGGATAGTACTTGTAGGTCATGAGACGATCAATTCCAGGTACGAAGAACATAATGAACGCACCTGCAGGAACTAGGTCACTAGAAACCATCTCATACTTGTTAGCACCAGAGAAAGCACCAAGGTTGAAGGATACATCAACACCAGACATCTGGTCAGAAGTGTGGTTGAATACCCAGTCAACGTTAGGAATGATCTGCATGTCAATGGGGTTACCAATGATCATGAACTTACCACCGTGGAACTTAGCATCAGACTTCATCTTGATTGCATAGTAGTCAATGACAGTCTTCAGCTCTTCACGCCAGCTCTTAGGAGTACCATTGTAACCAGCGGAAGGAATCATATTGAACTCACCTAAGTACTGAATGTTATTTACTTCGATAGAGTTGTTAAGGAAGTTGTAAATCTCAATTTCAAGCTGCTGAGCAACGGTCTGAGACATTAAGTCAACAACTTCAGCTGCGCCATCGATATTGTAGATAGCCATAGTATCCTGAAGCCACTCAATAGGCAGAGGAGCATTCAGGTGGCTGCCAACACCGATGGTAACGTCCTTAGTAAGAACGTCGAAGCTTACAGACTGACCGTAGTCATTTGCTTCTTGAGAGAGACGAGCATCAATAAATGCATGAGTAATCATGTTGCCAGAAGACATTAAAGTGAACTTACCATCTGCATAGTCAACACGACCAAGTAGAGTCTCGTAAACTTCACCGTACTTAGTAACTACACCAGTAGTAGGATCAGTTAACTGAACGGGAATAGCAACACGAGCAGAAATAAGAGCATTCAGGTCGGTCTTGATGTGAACACGAATGGTCATCTCATCAATGTCACCACCTGCATAGCCATTCATGCTACCAGCAGCAGCCTGTTCAGCAGCTTGAGCAGCAGCCTGAACTGCAGCCTTGTTAACCTTAACAGTCTCAACATAGAAGACCTTGTCAATGGTGTCAGTGCCTTTTAGAGCAGGAACCTGTGGGAAACCATTAGCATAGAGGTCGAAGTCAATCATAGGAAGTACAAGACCATCAGCAGGGTTAACGAATCTAGGAAGCTGAGCTTCTCTGTTGTTTAGATTATTGATAGCATCGGGAAGCTCTTTCTTGTTGCCTTCAGCATCCATTAAGTATGCCTTGGTGTAAGAAATAGCAAAACGAGGAGTTGCAACAACCTGAGTAGGAATAGCATGCTTTAGAGCTACCTTTGCCCACATCTTACGAATGGTAGGCATAGATAAGCCAGCGATTTGCTGAACGCCAGATACAGATGCTTCCTGAAGCATGCTGGTACGAGCGTTGTCCATAAGTTGATTGAAGTTTTCAACCTGGTCAGGCTCCATACCTTCAAGTAAGTGATCTTTATACTCATTGAAGAGAGTCTGCTCAGATAGAATTTCTTCCATACCCTGATGGGAAGTCATCTGAATGCCTTTGTTAGCAAAGAACTCAGCTGCTTCTCTTAATACATCAGAGAAACCATCGTTCATTCTAGAACGAGCTGTTTGACGATATTCAATAGACATAAGTTTAAATATCATACGTAATTTGATCGAAAGAGATCAAATCCAGTGTATGATTTCCTCCTTTCATTTAGAAAAAATTTAATTTTTGTTTGATTTAATATGATGTAGTATATTAAAATCTTTTCTATAATTTGTAGTGTCATAGTTAGTTTTACTATTACCACTGCAAATACATAATTTAGTAGACTATTTATTTGTTTACTTTTTTGTTTAGAAAAAATTTCGTTTTAGTTATTGATACATGACACTAATTTGTTTTACTATATCCGCATATGACTTTGTGGCTATTTTGATGTACATATAAAGCGTTAAAAGCTGCTTATAAGGCAAAATTAGGTACTGCTCAGTTAAAATAATTAATACCTTCTGTTTGTTTTCTTCCATTTTTTGGTTTACAAACATGTATATTTTTTGGGCATCATCTGAAAGATCTCTGGATAATATTTTATTTGTTGTTCCTAATAATTCTTCAATTACTTCTAGTAATGCTTTGTAGTCATTAAATAGCTTTCTTTTCTTAAAGATATCCTTGACATTTACTGAAGGACTACCAAGACCCATAGATGGATCTCCACCCATTGTCATATCACCAGACATATTATTTCCACTGCCCATATCCATTTCTTCCATACCTGGGTCAAAACTTCCCTCACCCATATCATTCTCAATCCCCATACTTGCATCTTGTTCTTGTGGTTCGTATGTAGTATTAGGTTCATTTGAGAATGTTGTTTGAGTTTGGTTAGTTTGTTGTACGTTACCAGGTGCTTCATTTAAAAGGGATAATAAGTATTCTTCACTTAAAATTTTAAAATCTCTTTCCATTTCTTTACTCCCTTTTATAGATAATTACATTTTGTAAATCTTTCTTCCTGAACTAAAGGAATTCTTAGATCGAGCTGCTTCTATATGGGACATCTTAAAATTATATTCTACACGCTTTAAATTAAATTCCAGTTCAGCTGACATCTTCTTTAAAAGAATTAGTTGCTCTTTTTGTTCTTTTTTAGGTTTTTGTAACTTTTCTAAAATAGCAATCTGAGCATCAACAGCTGCTTTATCGCCTTTAAGTGTAGTATATACTTTTAGAGCTTTTTCTTGTTCCATTTTTCTACTGATGGCATTATTTGTAACAGTTCTAGTAATTGCCATTAGCGGCATACCAATTGTTTTACCTAAGAATGGGAATTTTGTCGACATTTTATATAATGTTTTGCTATGATAACCGTAGCCGTTAACGATATATTCTTCATCACTAACTCTTTTTTGCATGTGCTTAAGAATCTCATTGCCTTTATTGACTATTTTCTTCTTTAGTACGTCTTTCTTATTATCATCTTGAATGCTTTCAATTGGTTTGTTTTCATTCTTTTCTTCAGATAATAGATTTAGTTCTTCTAATAATACATTACTTTCATTTTCTATTTCTTGCAAAATATTCTTTTCGTCAATCATGAAATATTATCTCCTTTCTGTATATTCTAGGATTAAAGTTAAACATTAATTTTTGTCATACTTTAATGTAATGTTGGAATTTTATTGAAAAATTATAAAGCCTGTTTCAAATATATATTCTCATCTTGTAATCAAATAAAAACAAGAAAGGTAGGATTTAAATTTTATGACAATTTCTGATGATGCAATCCGAAAGATAAAAGGTGCTTACAGAAGCAATAGAGAAGAACTACGTGAACTAGAGAATATTATAGATGAAAATGGAATCACAGATGATGGAATTTCTGATGTATCAATTTCTTTTGAGCAAGGATATAACAATGCTTTAGAGTTTGTTTTAACTTTGTTAGCGATTGATATAGTAGAAGCAAGAAAAGAGTAAGAAACTTTACTAAAAACTTCCTTTACTTAAAAAGGAAGTTTTTTTTTTTGGAATGTAATCGTATATCATAGCTTAAATTATAAAAGTCAACATTACATTAAATAATCTAATACAGAAAGGAGCTGTTATTTAACTTGAGAGATGAAAAAATTAAGGGTTATATCATTTCTGAAGACGCTATGATTAGTACACCTAAGATTATCAGTGATAAATCTGGTCAGCCTACTGTCATAGAAACTGTTCTTCAAGAGGGTGATATACAAAATAGAAATAAACGTATCTATCCTGCTGATGTAATTAAAAATGCTCTTAGATCTGAATATGTTCAAGAACGTTTGAGAACTAAATCATGGTTGGGAGAGGCTGGTAAATAAGGATTGCCGATTTGCATAGTGATATGCAAACTACTTATTTCTTTAATTGCTGGAAGTACTTAATATAAGGTAATCAGCATCCTTAATTTAAATTAAGGTTCAACGACTATAGAGAACTAAAATTGGTTCTAAATGAGAAACATCTGGTAAACAGATGAAGATATAGTCTAAACTCTAGTGTCTAAACTAGAGATGATAATCTGTGCAAGTGTAATGAACTTGTATGAATATTTTGCATCCATTATCCCCAACTGTAGAGAGACAGCTATACATTGATCAATCAAATCTATCTCACTTAATTACTGATGTTTGGTGGGAAAGAAACTTACTTAAAGGACGAGTAGAAACATGTCTAACTGAAAGAGGTCGAGACATGCAAGGCTTAATCAGACAAGGAATGCAAGTGGCTTTCTCAATGAGAGGATTCGGTAAACCCGAAATTTTAAGCTAAGTCTAATAATTTACAAAAAAGAAAAACCACTCATGCAACAAATTATTAATTTTATTAAAAGGAGTTGATTACATGGGTGCTACTAAAACTTTAAAACAACGAGAAGAGATTC